TTGTGGCGGCCTCTGCTTCAGACCAATCAATAATCATCTGTGCGTGGTCATCATAATCAGATTTGCTATAGCGCAACCACATTCCTAATACTTCCCGCAACCGCTCATTCTCTGTTTTCAATTTGTTGTATTCATCAACAAGATTAATTGTCTCAACGGTTTCCATCACTTCTCTCCATTAAAGCTGCGCGCATCGCGGCTGAATTTTGTTTCTTCCCCAACTCTGATAGTGGATGAGCCGATATCCTTTTGCTGAAATGATGCCAAAGGTTCAACCCTATCCCGTGCAAGTCGCAACGCTTTCCTCAACTTAACGATCTCGTCGGCTCCATCAAATGCGTTGCGACATTCTTCCTCGGCCCCACAGGGCGTTGATTCAAAATTACAGGTGCAATTTTTCCGCAGTCGGTCAACGATATCCATCACTCTTCCTCCCCCAAAACAATATTAAGTGCAGCACGTGCCTTATCGCCCCGATCTTCTTCAATGATTGCATCAACCGCAGGAGCATCAATCCCCCACTCTGCGTAAAATGCCAACGCTTCCCGCAGTTGCTCATTTTCAGCAAGCAACTCCTTGTTCACGTCGAGTGCGGATGCGGGGATGAGGTCTTTGACGCACGGCGCAAAATAGCCATCAATTTCGTAGTCGAACGTAAGAACGGCTTTGTCATAATACATTTTTTGCTTACTGCTGTCATAATACCAGTCTTCGGAACCACACAGAAATTTTGCCTTAACCAACACCTCGTCGCCTTCTTTGAACTGTGTCATTGTGCTGACTCCTTTATTGGCGGCTCTAGTATTTGCCTCAACGGTTTCCATCTTTCCCCCTACCACAATCATATCAAGATAATCCCATATATATTTTGTCATCCCTGCTGCATCGTCGATGATGATGATCATTATTTATCCAATTCAGCAACGATAGCAGTGGCAACGATAAATATCCCTATTCCTATTTGAAAACTAGTTTCCATCCCGATTAACGAGCAACCAACTGTCAGGAGCAATAAGTTTACCATCACTCAGTTCCCATCCAAGTTATCACCACGATCATCAAGGCGTGGGCCTTTATCGTACAATGTTCCTGCTATCGCGGTGACAACGATCTCATATGTCATGTCGTTAATTTCGCGTTCGCTATATTCGTCGCCGCTGTTGTGCAGATCATATATTCTGTCTAACCCCTTGCGGTATCGGGCTGCCATCTTCGACAGATTACCAATGGTTTTTACGTCTCCCATAGCATCATCCTGAAGAAGTTTAAGTTGCGACTGCAAACGCTTGATCTCGTTAGCGGCTTTATCCATTACTCTTTCTCCTTACGCGGCATTCCATCGTAGAGGGTTTCCTTCAATCCCTCGCTATACCCCATCGCATATGCGGAATCGTATCCATTCGCATAGGCCCTAGATACGGCATCCCGAAGTTTCTCAATTATGTCGGCGGCTTCGTGGGCAATGTAATCAAACGGAGGTTCATTATGTTCCCGCAGTCTTTCAACGATATCCATTACTTCCCACCTGTCTTTTCAAAGTACCCCTGTATTGCGGCAAGAGACATGTTATAATCTTTCATGGCATTTGCCTCCTTTCTCTCTGAACTTGCTAACTCCTTCCTAAACCTGTTTGTTGTGGCGCGTTGCCCGTAGTATTCAAGCATCTTTTTAGTAAAATCTTCCAGTAATATCTCTATGTCTTTGTTCATCACTCTTTCTCCTTTGGTGGGTCGATCTTCCAGTAGTAATCACACACGGTCGGTCCTCTGCCATCGCGCCAGTATGGCTCCTCAATGAACCACGACTGGTTGCGACCGTTCGGCACTGTGCCGCTCTGCGGTGCGCGGTAGCAGGTTTCTGACAGGGCGCACGTCTCGCCGTTGCACATGGTGATGTCAGGCATTTACTTTCTCCAGATGGAGTGGATGAGGATGGCGACGGCAGTGGTAAACACCACCACCGCCAACGATTGCATGATTGCAAGCCCGACAGGACTAATCATAGTCTCTCCGATATAGGGAAGGTTGACGTTCCCACCCCTTCACTTCCATGCCAAGATGAAGCCCCTTCGTTGACAGAACTTCCTTGATCTCATTGAGACTTTTGCGACCAAAGTTTGGAGTTCGCAGAAGTTCTGCTTCTGATGCTTGGATAAGGTCTCCAATAAGGGCAATATTACCCTCTTTAAGGCCGTTTGCAGCGCGAATTGACAAGTCTAGTTCCTCAACCTTTTCAAACAACACCGGATTGAAGGCGTATTTCGACCCTTCAAATGATTGCGCAGAAATGTCTTGTGGCGTATGAACAGACATCTTTTGAAGGGAGAACGAACGCTTGTTAATCAAGTCCGTGCCTTCTTGTTGTGCTGCATCAAAATCAGACACCACCAGATCAAACAAGGCATCCTTCGCCATCTGCTCACTGACAAAACTGTCCGCTACTCGGACCTTGGGGGATTTGTCATTGGAATGGCTCGGTGGGAGATGGATAATAATGTTATATACAGTCATAAACCTTGACATTTTTCAGTCCTTTCCTGTCGTTAAGCTATCACTTCTCTCAACCCTTAACCTGTTGAGTTCTTCCTTCAATGCGTTATGCTTCTTTCTCCAGTACATGTTCTCATCCTGCCAATGTAGCCACATGTGCTTGGCTTCTTGGACGAGTATGACAGCGGCCCAGATCAATGCCACGGTTATAAAGTCTATTGTATTGATCGTAATCATTTTACTTCTCCTTCTGTCATGACAGAATGCCAATCGGGGTTACCGTCCTTGAGGTAGTTTCGTATGGCCTTCGCGGCTTGTTCTGCGGTTACTTTGTCGTAGGCATCTACTAAACCATCCCACAACAACCAGTTTTCATCATTTTTATCTTTATCCGCTGCATCAGCGTACTCTTGAAACGGCGGGTAGAATAAGTGGCGCAGACCTATGTCTTTGACAGGCATAAAGGCTTTTTCTTCCGTAGAATTAATAAAGTCATACGCCCTTTCCGTGGCATCTGGGTGATAGACAATCGGACCTTCCGTAGCATAGTTTTCCGGCTTTTCCTTATTCAAGAGCCAACACCATCCACCAATACATGCTACCGTTCCGCAATCATAATCGCTCACGGCGGGAACCTGTAAATTAAAATTCATTTGGTTCGGCTTTGGCGGGTTATCACCAGACTTGGTTTGTGCGTCGGTGTGAATAATTATTTGGCTTTCCAGCATTTCTGCCACAACCAACAACCCTTTCCGTAACCCGTACTTGGTATTTAAGTCTGGTCCTTTACTCATCACGCTTCTCCTTCATCTTTCTTGGCACCAAAGAAACCCTTCTTGCCGCCGACCTTTGGTAGGGTCACTGCTTCTGGGAACCGCTCTCCGTCCTCATCGACACCTGTCGGCTCTCCTCCGACCTTGATCTGCTCCATGACCTTGGCGATGTCCTTCTCTATCGTGCCAGTGTCGCTGTTACAGTGCATGGATGCAAGCGTAGCATACCCTGACAGATCGTCCCAATGATCACGGAAGTGGGGGTCACCGGAACCAATGCGACCAAACTTCGACGCCATGGAATCCAATGCCTCGCGCTGTGCGTCATTCATCTTTGACCAACCAGTAGTTCCACGCATGATCTCGCGGAACAGCTGCGCGATAATGGCAACCTCTCTGTAGTCGCCATGCGTCTCTTGTCTTTCGCTTAAAATGTTAGCTATGGTCATTTCATCATCCTTTTTGTGTGTGCTTTTATCGAGTGTGCAACGGTGGAGTGGTCTTTGTTGAAGTATCTGCCTATCTCTGGGAAGGACTTACCAACCTCGATCCTAGCCCTGTACATGGCCTCCTGACGGGCTAAGACAAGCGTCCTGTTTCTGCTTGAAGACATGATGTCCTCAATGGAGACACTGTATTTGTCGGACGTGTCCACAACAATCCTCCTCATCCTAGACTTCGTAGAGTTGGTGAACGTCTTGTTGAACTGGTCTATGACATCCTGCGGAAACTTACTCATGTCAGGTCCAACAAAAACCCTCGGAGGGGGTGGTGGCTCTTCTACCGGAGGAGGTGGTGCAGTTGGCATCGTAACATAGGTGACGGCCCTCGGACCTCTGAACTTGGCCTTGATGTTAGCGTAGTGAGCCTTCATCTCCGTGGCATCAGTGAATTGGAGCATTTTTCTTCTCTTTCAAAATCTCTACCATCTCCATAATTTTATTCAAACCCTCCTTGGATGCTTCCTGTGCCTCCATGCTTGCGTGAAAGGCGGTGGTGCATATTTCTGTAAACAATGCCACTGCTGACTCAACATTCTTCGTCATCATCAGGCAACCGTGTGATGCGTGAGACACAAGAGTGGATAAAGCAACCTCCGCAACCTCCTGTTGTGAAACGACACCACCACTTTCTGCGGCGACAAAGACAGACAACAACGAATTCCGAATGGCGGCGTCTGATAAATCCAACAACACCTCCATCCTCTCCTCAAACGTACCCAGTGTTGGTAGCTTCTTAACCGTGTCACGGTAAATAATTGCCTCCGCAACTACGTTGTTAGCGTGGATTACAGGGACACCAAGGCCGATCAACATATCTATGGCCTGTGTCCTGTAGTGTTTCATATCCTGCTCGGTACTCATATCAACCCACCTTCCATGTCTTGTTACCAATGTTAAGATAAATGGTGACACGCGGTGCGTTCATGTCTCGCGCAATCACGCGCCGAAACGGTTTAAGCAACACGCCAAATATTAAGTTTATCATCCCCGACAGACCTCGTTGTTACCCGATACTGATGATACTTCTTGCGGAAGAAGGTTATCCTCGACCGCAAGTTAGCTAAGTCCCCTTCATATTGTATCGTGATCATCTGCCCCACCTCCATGGACAGCAGGGCCTGTACCATTCGCCCTTGAAGGCTGTTTGGCCGAGATATCCCTTCCTTGTGGGCGTTCCTCTTTGGGAGGTCCACGGTCCTCGGCTCTGAGATAGACAGCAATGTCAGTGTCTTTTGAAACTTCTTGTTCACTTTGAACCCCCTTCTGATTTTACCTTTCCATTGTGTTCCTCGATAGCCTCCAAGACATCAGGGTCCCTTCCACCAAGATGATCAATCAACTTATCGACAATAGTCCTGAAGATATCAAGCT